ATCTGGGATAAACTCTTCAAAGCACGAAAGGAATTTAGAAAATTCTAGCTCGGCTTTTGCCTTTTCCAAGCTGTTTTCCAAGGATTCGATGTTGTTTTCTATGTTTTCGATGTTGGTCATGGTTGGTTTCCTTTTGTTGATGATAGATACACAATACGGCAATACTTGCAGGATGTAAAGGAAAAAATTGCATCTTTCAAACGGGGAAATATCCCAGTTGTGTGGCTTCTTTGATGATGCACTGTCCGTAGTAGTTGGCGGCTTGTCTGCTAACGAATTGCGACGATTCTCTTTTTGTGAACAGGATTTTTCCGTTTGATTTGACAAGGTATCCCAGCACGTATCCGCCGCTGCCTTTGGTGATTTTTAGGGTAATTTTGGGGTTCATGGTTGTGGTCCTTTGTGTTGTGTTGGTTTAGTGGCTGCCCCAGACGAAAAAGGCTAGGGCAATCACGGATAGGGTTTCAAGAAAAGACATAGTTATGGTTCCTTTTGTTGTGTGTGTTTAGACACAATACACAAAAGGGGTTAAAGAAAGGTTGTTATGGTGTTATCCAATACAGATTTCTTCGCCGTCTATTTCAAGGTCCATTGTTAGATCGTCTCTCCACTCGGAAAACTTTTTAATCATTTCAGTTTTGTCCTTTTTGGATAGGGCAACATAGTAATGATACTGGCGCAACTTGCTTTCTGGGCTTGGTTTTTTAAAAGATATTTGGCCCAAAACATAAACGTTTTCCGCGTTTTGTATGATTTCTAGGGCTTCTTTAATAAGGTAAGGTTTAAAGCCTGTCATGGTGGTGATCCCTTTAAGTTAGGCTAAAGATTCAAAAACAGACTTGTTAGCCGCGTATTTTGGTAAAACCAAATACTCAAAGCCAGGTCTTAATCGAACGGTAAACTTGCCTGTTGATTTGCAGATGGCAAAAACCACTTGAAAACCATTTCTATAATCGACGACGTGCTTTTTTTTGCTGCCACAAGGGCGAAAGCAGCGTTTCCGGTAGGTTTCGTAATCCTCTGCATAAACGAACCCGTAAGCCCAAAAACTATCGGGCGTTTCTTGAGCGTCTCCGTGGTTAACGTGTAAACCAAAGGGCGTTTTACCCATACAAGTGTCTATGTTTGCAATAAATGCCTTTAAAAGATCACTGGTTATATTGCGGTCTGCATAAGTTGGTGTTGTGTTCATGGCTTGGTTTCCTTTGTTGGTTGTTGTCTTTATTTGTACCCGTCTACTACTAAACGGGTACCCGTGCACTACTAAGAGGGCTTAATTTGCTAAGGCAACTTTATTGATTTTTTGGTTTAACAACGAGATTTTTGATAAATTTTCTTTAATGATCCACTCAGGAAAGCCTGAATCGAAGCCTTTCTCTTTTGCTATTTTGTGGGTGATAGGCTCAACGATTTCCTCAATTTTAAAAGGAAATTCGCCTTTCTCCAGAATTTGGGCGGCAATGTATTCTATTTGCGCGTTATAGCGGACCATTTGATGATGCAAAACAGTCGCAGCTAACTGCAAGGATTCTAATGATTCTAAACATTGATTTGTGGTTTGGGTTGTCATGGTTAGGGTTCCTTTGTTGGTGGGTTATGCTTGGTTTCTAAATTTTGTGGCAAAATCCATAACGGCCTCGACAGCATCAGATTCTGTGGGGGCTGTGACTGGAAAAGAAAAATTATGGTTATCATCCAAAAACGTTATGCTTACAAAAAAGCGGCCGTCTTCTAATTTTTCTGTCAAAATTTTTGTGTTGGTCATGGTCTTGGTTTCCTTTGTTGGTTACGCTTGTGTTGTTGTTATATACACCATACTGCAATAATTGCAGCATGTCAACACCTTTTTTTAAAAAAAATAGGAAAAAAGAAAGGGCTTGATTTTGTAGGGTTTTGTTGTCATACATACACAAAAGGGAGGATTTTATGGATGATAAAGATAAAAAGCCAAAGAAAAGCCCAAAGAAAAAACTGACACCCAAGCAAGAGAAGTTTGCGAGAAACGTTGCCAAAGGAATGCCACAAGTTGAAGCATATCGTGATGCTTATGACGCAAAAACAAGCAGCAAAAATTCTCAAAGAGTGCAAGCCTTTGAAGTCGCTCGAAACTCTAACGTTGCCGATATGATAGAAGAGCTAAAGGCAAGAGCTGAAAGAAACGTTGTTTGGACTCGCCAGATGGCCGTAGAGGCACTGTTAGAGGCGGCCGATATAGCTAGGTGCCAAAAACACTCACAAGGCATGACAGGGGCTTTAAAAGAGCTCAACGCGATGTATGGTTACAATGAGGCCACAAAGATCAATATTGGCGGCCAGAAAGGCAATCCGATTATCATTGCTCCGGATGAAAAGGACCTCTAATGCTTATCAAGTGGACGGATAAGCAGAAAGAGGCTTTAAAGCTACTAAGTGGCGATGCGAAACACGTCATGCTTTACGGTGGATCACGTTCTGGCAAGACTTACCTTTTAACCCATGTGGTTTTCATCCGTGCTTTAAAGTATGACAAAACGCGTCACGCGATCATCAGACAGACACAGACAGCAGCAAGGCGGTCTTTATGGCTTGGCACTGTTCAGGATGTTATCGCCAGCAGGTATCCTGATGCCGATCTAAAGATCAACAAGACAGAGATGACAATCACCTTTCCCAACGGGTCTATGATAGAGATTATGGGCGTGGATGAAGGCGCTAAGGAAAAGATGTTGGGGAATGAGTATACCACCATATACTTTAACGAATGCAGCGAGATGATGTTCAGTACCGTGTCTTTCATGTATTCACGGCTAAGCCAAAAGAGCGCTGCTAAGAACAAGTTTTTCTATGACCAAAACCCACCGCATATCTCTCACTGGTCTTTCCCGATGTTTGTGCAGGGCATAAACTACTACAACAAAGAAAAGCACGTCACGCCTAGTGATTATGTATCGCTTGTGCTAAATCCCGCCGATAACGTGCAGAACATATCCAGCGACTATATCCAGCAACTTATGGAGAACATGAATGAACAACAAAAACAACGGTTTATCTTTGGCCAGTTTGCAAGTGATCCAGATGAAAAGACAGTGTTCACCAACTGGACTATCAAGGCCTTTGATACTGACGTGGATGCTGTCTTTCAGTTTGGGTGTGACTTTGGCTTTAGTGTAGACCCCACGGTCCTGATACGCTGCTATTTGAAAGAGCGCACACTATATATAGACCAAGAGCTTGTGCTTAAGCAGTGCGAAACGATAGACATGCCTAAGATGTTCCTAAGTATACCAGAGAGCCAGCGGTATATCATTGTGGCGGATTCATCACGGCCTGAGACCATATCGCATCTTAAGCGTCATGGATTCCCCAAGGTTATGCCAAGCCTCAAGGGCAAGAATAGCGTTATTGAGGGGATAGAGCTGCTAAAGGGATACAGGATTGTTGTGCATCCACGGTGTGAGGAAACGATTAACGAACTGTCCTTTTATAGCTATGCCACCGATAAAGACAGCGGGAAGGTGTTGCCTGAGCTTGAGAAGAATCAGGCAGATCATTGTATTGACGCCTTAAGGTATGCGTGCGAAGGATTTAGTAAGGTGACGTCACGTCGGATGCAATATGCAGCCCCTAGTAGGAGGATGATGGTTTAATGGCTAAGTTAAAAGATGATGATGTGATTGGTGTTGTGCAGTCCTATTGGGGTGACATTGGGCAATATAACACCGAATTGACTAGAGAGAGGACGTTAGGCCTTAAATACTATAACCGTGATTTATTTGGCGGTGAGAAAGAGGGATGGAGTGAGTTTGTATCCTCTGATGTCTTTGATGCGGTTGAATGGACGTTAGCAGAGTGTATGGATATATACTTCAGCACGTCACCCATTGGATCGTTTGTGGCTGAGAACATGAACGATATACAGGCGGCGGAGCAAGAAACCAAGATGGTGAAGACCATTATCGAGGAACAGAACAATGGGTTCTTGTTGTTCTATACGTGGCTGAAGGATGCTTTGATTCAAAAGAATGGGATTGTCAAAGTTTACTGGGACGATGTCGTCAACAAAGAGCGCGAAACGTACAAGATGCAATCGTTTCAGGCGTTTACCTCTTTGATGAATGATAAAGACGTAGAGGTTAAGGCGGTCACGGCGTTTCTTGGTGAGCAAGAGTTATCTATGGATGAAATTCAGATCATGCCGCCTGAGATGGTGATGATGGCGCGGTTTGATGTGGATTGTGTCAGAAAGAGTGACGTGTCTCAGGTTCGCATTGAATGCATACAGCCTGAAAACTTTTACGTGGATAAGACGCATTCGAGTTTAAATCTTGATGATGTTATGTTTGTAGCGGAGCGTGTGTTTGCGCGTCGCTCTGATTTGGTGGCGGCTGGTTATAGTTTAGAGAAGATTGAGCGTGTTCCTAAGACAACGATTTTGTTTAATTCCGAAGAAGAGCGGGCGAGAGATTCTGATCGTTTAAATTCGTTTCAGAATGTTGGTGCAGGCGATAAAAGCACGTTTACGGATCGCGTTGAGATTATGGAGACATACTTTCGTGCAGATGTTAAAAACAATGGGGATATGCGGTTATATCGTGCCATTGTTGGTGGAACATTTGGTTATGGACAAACTGGGAATGGTGTGACTGTGGTGTTGGAATGTGAGGAAACGGATTCGATTCCTTACTGTGCATTGTCACCGAACATTGTGCCTCACAGGTTTTGGGGTATTTCCAAGTATGACGAAATTGGGGATATACAGCGGTATAAGAGTACGTTGTTGCGTGGTACGTTGAACAACATGATGCAGCACAATGCGCCTGTGACGATTGTTCCTGATACGACGGGATTGGATACAAAGTTGCTGGCGGATGCTGATCCAGGGGGTGTGATTCCAGCGGCAAATACGGATGGCATATTGCCGTTGAACGTGGAGTATGTGGCGGACAAGAACATACCGATATTAGGGTTATTGGATGAGTTAGCGGAGCGTCGCACGGGTATATCGAAGGTGACGCAAGGATTGGATCCAGCGGCATTATCGGAGAGTACGCAGTTTGTGGGCGCAAGTATTTTGAATGCGTCTCAAAAGAAGTTAAAGAACATTGTGCGTATCTTTGCTGAGACTGGCATTAAGTCTTTGTATTTAAAGACGCATGAGTTGCTCAGGAAGTATGCTAAAGATTCTATGATCTTGCGTGATTCGGGTAAGTATTACGAGGTTGATCCTAGGGAGTGGAGAAAGCGGAAGTCTTTTGACATTACGGTGGGCACGGGTCGGACGGACAAAGAGGCAAAGGTTTTGGCGTTGCAGGGTGTTTTATCGTTGCAGCAAAACATAGCGGCGCAGGGGTTGATGAACAATCCTCTGTTAACGCCTCAGCATTTGTACAGGACAATGTCGGAGTTGGTGACGTTGTCTGGTTTGGGTGATGTAGAAAAGTATTTTGCGAATCCTGATGAGTTTCAGCCTGCGCCACCGCCGCCTGAGCCTATGGATAAGGCGATGGACATTGAAGAGGGAAGAGTGGCGGCGGATGCGGCTTATAAGGCAGGATCGTTACAGGTTGAAGTCATGAAAACCCAAATCTCTCTTCAGAAGCTGGAGCTTGAGAAAGCTAAGTTATTGATGGAGCAGGGAAGACAGGTTGCGCAAGAAGAATCAAATCGTGCATTGATGATGGAAGAGCCGCCAGAGCAAGAGGAAGAAAAAAGTGAAGATTCTGAAAAAGAAAGCAATATGGAAAAGCAGATGGCATCTGTAAGTGAGGCTATTTCAAAGATTGGGGATGCCATTAAGGAGTTTTCGACTGCAAGTACGCAAAACACACAGAGTGCTTTATCTATGATACAGAAGCCAAAACGTATTGTCCGTGAGAATGGTCGCGTTACGCGCATTGAAACAGAGTAGCCTTTTAAAATGTGGTCAAATCAGTATTGGGCAAAAACATACTGGGCAGGAAACTACTGGACACCGGCCATTACATCACCAAGCGTGCCTTCTATTGGTGGCGGCACATTGGAGATCAGAAGAAAAAGACGATGGGAAAAAGAAAAAGAGGTTCTTAAGTTTAGTCTCCGAAAAATAGAAGATCAAGAGTTACAAAGCATTGGACAAAAAATCATTGCTTTTGAGCAGCCAAAGGTTAAAAGGGTTGTTAGAAAACTTATTGATTATTCTCAAAACATTGAAAAGTTTAAAGTTTTAGACTTAGAGATTAAGCGGCTAGAGAAAGCATTAAAAACACAGCAAATTCTTGAGGCTAAAGAAAGGCAAAAGCAAAAGGAATTACAGGATGCTTTGATGGCCCTTAAAGCTCTTTTAAAAGAAGATATGGAAATTATTGACATTTATCTGGAAATAGAACAAAAAGAAACAATGGCACTACTAAGTGCTATGAGAGTTATACTTTAGAAACGGATTGTATGGATTACGTTGCACTGTCAGATAAGGCTATGAAGGCAAGGGAGTTGTTAGATTGCCCTGTGTTTAAGTCTATCCTTACGGATGCGCGTATGTCCCTTGTGGATCAGATGATGTCATCAAAGCCTGAAGAAACCGTCCTTAGAGAATCTTTTTATGCAAGGATTAAAGGCCTTGAATCAATTAACTTGATTCTTCAGGGAATTATCAATAAACACAATTTAAGCAAGGGATAACATTATGTCTATTGAATCCGCTATTGAAGCATACGAAAAAATGAAAGGTGCTGATGTTGCGCCTGTCGAGCCAGAAAAGGTTGCCCAGCCTGTAGAGGAAAACGTTCCTGCGGAAGAAAACAAAGAGCAAGAGCCGGCTGTGGAATCTTCTGAAACCACTGAAGAGGTTGTGGTTGAGGATTCTAGTCCTGATGATTTGATAGAGTTTCAGGTTGGTGATGAAACAAAGAAGGTGCCCTTGTCTGAGTTGGTGGCATCTTATTCTGAGAAACAGCAGCCTAAAGATGTTGGGTTGCCGCAGGATGTTTTGGACATGAAGCAGCAGCTGATTGAAAAGCTGGATGTGATGGAGAAAATCCTTTCTGATAATTCAGATGTTGGTGCGAGCCTTTCACAAATCAATGCGTTAATTCAGCAGGCGGCAGCGGAAGAAGATTGGACAGAGGTTGCCAAGTTGCAATATCAAAAGCAATCCATTGAAGACCAAGCCAAGGCACGGGGCGAAGCGTTGCGTAAAATCCGAGAGGAAAAGCAGCAAGAGTCGAATCAATACAACGAGGCTTTTTTCAGAGAGCAACATAAAATTTTAGAAAAACGCGCACCTGATTTGTTGAAAGATAATGGTTTACAAAAGGTTGCTGAGTTTGTATCCAAAACTTATGACGTCCCTCAAAACATTGTGGCAGAGATAATGGATGCTCGGTTTTTTGTGATGGCTAAAGATGCAATGTCATACAATGACATGAAAATGAAATCCTCGGAGGTTTTGAAACCTGTGAAAGAGGCACCTAAGGTGATAAAGCGTTCTGTTGGCAAGGTGACGGTTACGGACAGCGATATTAAGCAATCCAACATTCGCACGTTGCGGGCTAATATACGAAATGCGTCCAGCCAATCAGAAAAGATCGACAATGTAGCGGCATTGTGGAGCACCCTAAAATAAAATTAACCTTTTAAAAGAAAGACAATCTTATGGCTTTACCTACAAATGCTGTTGACACCTACACGGGTGCAACGTCCAACCGAGAGGCGTTTATTGACGCTATCTACAACGTATCCATGATGCAATGTCCGTTTTTGACGGAGATTTGCAAACGGACAACTACGACGGGGATAACCCATCAGTGGCAAACGGTAACCTTGCGTGCCCCTGCGGCCAACGCAAGAATTGATGGTGATGATGTTGGAACTTTGCAAAACACAGTTTCTGTGCGTCCAACAAACGTTACACAGATTTCCACTTTGGCAGCGGGTGTTTCTGGAACACAAGAAGCCGTAAACAAAGCGGGGAATAAAAGTGAGTATGCTAAGCAAGTTGCGTATGCGTATCAAAACATCATGCGTGACATGGAGGCTATTTTATCTGGGAATCAGGCTCCTGCGACGGGTGCCACCAACACGGCAAGACAGCTTCGTCCTTTGGAAGGTTGGTATTCTACCAATGTGTCTCGTGGTGGTTCTGGTGCCAACGGAACAGCATCGGCGGCAGCAACGGATGGAACGCAGCGTGCTTTTACAAGAACATTGTTTGAGACCGTTCAACAATCCATTTTTAACAATGCTGGACCTGGTACCAAAACGGTTATGATGGGACCTGCTCAAAAGTTGGTGTTTGAAACTTTTGACTGGTATGCAACAGTTAAGCGTCAAGACACATCGGACGGGCGTTTGACGGCGGCTCTTGAGATCATTGCAACCTCTTTTGGTGAAGTGAAAGTTGTTTTGAATGCGTTTTCTCGTGCGCGGACGGTTCACATTTTGGATAACGACATGTGGGAAGTTCCGTTTTTGCGGGAATTGCAAGACACTCCTTTGGCTAAAAGTGGAGACAGTGAGCGTTTTATGGTTCTTGCAGAGTATACTTTGCAAGCCAGTAACGAGCGTGCCTCTGGCGTTATTGCAGACTTAACCTAAACACAAACGAAAGGTTCTTTTTATGGAAAAGAAATCAATGAATCCTCCCGTTAAAGGCCGCACTATGCCAAATAACGCGAA